AGAGCCGAGGACACGGAAGGTGAGATTCGCACCTTCTATGTGGGTATGACTCGTGCCCGCAAACAGCTACACCTTGTCGAGTCACACTCCAACCACAGGTTCGAACTATGAAAAACAGAGAGTATTTCTTGAAGCAGGCGGAAGAACTGATCAATGGACCGAGGGCCGAGGACTATGGGCCGGCGCTATTGAATCATCAACGGATCGCCAGCATCTGGAACGTGTTGCTCCGCAAAAAGCTGTTAGACAAGATCACGCCAACCGAGGTGACAGCGATGATGGTTGGACTGAAGCTGGCGCGGCTTGCCGAGGATATGCACAAGGACGATTCGTGGGTAGACATCATTGGCTACGCTGCGCTGGGTGGGGAGATCTCGAACGATGAAAGCTGATCTGTTTGACATTGAGGAAGAGTGGTATCCGCCGTCATCTCTGCCGGACCTGACAAACTGCGAACGTATTTCGGTTGACCTTGAAACCTGTGACCCGAACCTGCTGACCCTGGGTCCGGGTTGGTGTCGCAATGACGGCTATGTGATTGGCTTCGCTGTCGCCGCCGGTGACTTCGTTGGATACTTCCCGATCCGGCATCAAGGTGGTGGCAACATGCCAGAGAAGACTGTGGTGAACTGGTTGAAGAAGCAGCTTGCCACACCGCACATCGAGAAGATCATGCACAACGCCATGTACGATCTGGGCTGGTTGCGCTGGGCCGGCATCGAGGTGCAGGGCAAGATCATCGACACGATGGTGGCGGCGCCGCTGCTGAACGAGAACCGCCGCTGGTACAACCTGAATAGCCTGGCCGGTGAGTATCTCGGCGAGTGGAAGAACGAGAAGATGTTGAAGGCTGCGGCGTCGATGTACGGCGTCGATCCCAAGGGAGAGATGTGGAAGCTACACGCCTCGTTCGTGGGCAAGTATGCGGAGCAGGACGCTGCTGTTACACTGCGTCTGTGGGATCGGCTGCGGGCTGACATCGACAAGGATGAAGTCAGCAGCATATTCGAGTTGGAGACATCACTGATTCCGTTGATGCTCGACATGAAGACGAAAGGTGTGCGTGTCAACATCGACCGCGCCGAGCAGGTACAGAAGGAACTGAAACGTCGCGAGGACGCCTTACTTAAAGAAGTAAAGAAAGAGACCGGCATCCTTGTGGAGCCGTGGGCCGCTGCATCTATAGCAAAGGCGTTCGACGCCCTTGGGTTGAATTACAACAGGACAGAAAAGTCGAATGCGCCAGCCTTTACAAAAGCATTTCTTGCGAACCACACTCACCCGGTGGCGCAAAAGATTGTACGCCTGCGCGAGTTTAACAAGGCCAACACGACATTTATTGAAACTATTCTTGAACATTCGCATAACGGTCGTATCCATTGTGATTTTCACCCTCTTCGTTCAGATGAAGGGGGCACAGTCACCGGACGATTTTCTTCGTCCAACCCGAACCTCCAACAGATCCCCGCGCGTGACCCTGAAATCAAAGAGATGATTCGGGGTCTCTTCATCCCGGAGGATGGCGAGAGGTGGGGCAGTTTCGACTATGCATCCCAAGAGCCACGGTGGCTGGCGCACTACTGTGCCACCCTAACCGGCGCCCGGCGGGATTCACAGATCGATGACGTGGTGAGAATGTACCACGAAGGCAATGCCGACTTCCACCAAATGGTGGCGGATATGGCAGGTGTGTCACGCAAGGAAGCCAAGACTGTAAACCTCGGCATCATGTACGGCATGGGCCGGAAGAAGCTGGCTGGCACCCTCGACATTACCGAGGAGGATGCCAAGGGATTGCTGAACAAGTACCACGACAAGGTGCCGTTCGTGAAAGGCATGGCCGATCTGGCGATGAATCAAGCAGCGGACAAGGGTGTGATCCGTACGTGGCTGGGCCGCAAGTGTCGGTTCAACACTTGGGAGCCAAGGTCTTACGGATACCACCGTGCGTTGCCCCTTGAAGAGGCGGTCAAGGAGTATGGTGGCAAGGGTATGATCCGACGTGCGTTCACCTACAAGGCACTGAACCGACTGATCCAAGGGTCAAGCGCGGATCAGACCAAGAAGGCGATGGTGACGTGTTATGAAGAAGGACTGGTGCCGATGCTTACAGTTCACGACGAATTGTGTTTTAGCGTGAACTCTCGTGAACAATCCGACAAGATTGTAGATATCATGAAGAACTGTGTACCAAACTTGAAGGTGCCGTTCGACGTGGACGCCGAACTTGGAGACAACTGGGGGGAAGTAGGGTGAGTAACCTAAAATGTTTTGCCTGCGAATCGAATCTGATTTGGGGCGGGGACCATGACATTGACGATGACGAGGACTACTTCATCGTCTCCAACCTGTCATGCCCCGAGTGCAAGACGTTCTACCTTATGTATCACCCAACGCCTGAATCCGATGGGCCAGACGCATCGCCCGATTCGGAGTCTGTTTAGCCCACCTCGAGTCCAACATCTGACGGCTGGCCTCGGGCCAATCTCGCTTATCGACGGCAGCTTTCATTTTTCGGAACTTGGAGAGCCGTGGACGACCGAGTTGGAAGCACATGTTCGCAATGCATAATTGTGCGTCTTCAGGCAAGTCATTGAAATCGCTGTACAATATTTTGCAATCTCGTACAGTTCGTTGTATGTCCTCGTGGAATAGGTCATCGACGTGCTCCTGAGACACCGTAGTGCCCACTTCGAACCCGTACAGTTCGTCATCTTCGGTAATAAGGTGCCCAATACCCACGGTTTTGTAGCCAAGATGGTCTAAATATATTTCCAGCTTGCATCCTTCGTCGACAGCAAGCTCCTGTTGGAGTTGTTCTAGGTTCATGGTTGCCTCCTACATGCACAAGTCTTCATACCGAGTAGTATAAAGACGGTGCTGACTCATGTCGCCCGTGTGTTGTGTGCGTAGCAAGCGCAGCAGCCAGCGAAACATTATCCAGTACCTCGTAATCTTTCAAACAACTCCCTGGTCCGTGGATCCTGGATCGTGGACTGTGCTACTTGATTCGTCATGGGTTGTACGGGAGCCGTCGAGGGGAGATTACTGACGGCTCCCGTTTCCACTACTGCCGTTGGAGGAGTCGGCGCCGTGGAAGTTTGTGTTTGTTGTTGCGATGTTTCAGTTGTAAATCTTGGACGACGACGTTCTTCTACACCCTCTGCGGTTAACGGAGTGCGGAGGTATTCTCGTTTTATCTGGTTCAACTCACGCTGCAAACCTCGACGATCAAACGGACGATTAATACTACGATAGAAAGCAGAGATGTCGTTCAATATATCAGGTTCAATGTTTATTGGCTCGAATCTGCCCTGCAAGATTTTCTTGTAGCCAGAGAACCCATACTCTTTCGCGAACCGCCGGATTTCTCGGTCACCCAGCCCCAGCTTTCTCATGTTTTCAATCAACCTAAAACCACGATTATACACCTTCAACTTCCGCTCGTTTTCCTGTCGGTAGTTTTCAAGGACAACAGAGGGATCTTCGACGGTGCGCCCAAAGGCACGAAGTTGACTGTTAAAGTTGCCCTGTGGTTTCCTCGCCAACTCGTTATGCTTGTAAGTGCGGTAACGGAACGAAGATTGCGCTGATACTTTTTGTTCACCGATGCCAGTGAGGTAGCGGAGTATCTCTTCCGACGCCGCCCTGACATTTCCTTTTTTATCCAACCCTTCTTCGCCAATAAGTGCCGTCATAATTCGACCGGGCACGAAAAATTCTACGTCACCTGTGGTTGGAGATACCTGCGGGGAACCAATGTCAGAGACAATTGTGGGTACAAACGCATCAAAAAGATGTTGAAGCGACTTTGCAGTTATTTCGCCGTCACTGTCGGAACCAGGATCATACACTCTATAACCAGTTCTCGTTCTACCGTCTCGAAGAACGACATCTGCAAGGCGTTCCGTAATAATTGACTCTTCAAGAAACGGAGAGGCCATCTCGGTTAAAAACTGTTTTGATGCGTTTCCAAGTATTGTAGCGGCATCAAGGTCAAGTTCCTTGCCGTCGTTAATCGCATTGATGATGCCCATAACCGGGCGGCGCAGATAGTCGTACGGGTTGGTGAAGCTGTAGTCCACGTAACCTGTGATGTTGCCATCCTTGTCCACGGAGGTCGGGACAAGCGTACTGTTCTTGCTCCAAGGAGGTGCAATCTCACGCAGTGCGTCAAGCGTGTCTCGTGACAGGTCGTTCGCGTACAGGGCGGTTTCCTGCACAGCCGGGCCAACCACCATTGTGGTAGCGGCAAAACCAGTCAGCCTCCGCCTACCGATATCTCGCATACTCTGACCCTGATTTATCAGTGCTTGATTGCCCGAAGCTCGTCCCTCTTGCATCATTCGCGCGCCCATCTGCGCTTCGTCGATGCCCCGACTCAAAGTATTAAAGGATGTGCGAATAATCTCGGCAGGGAATGCGATGAAGTTACCAAGTGGCAGACGCCGCAGCCCTTCAATAAACTGTGGCACCCGCTCGTAGTTCGGTACGGTGTTCTTCACGATGTCGGCAGCATATGCGTTCAGACTCTTCGCACCCTGTGCCCTAGCAAAATTCTCGGCGGCGGCAACGTCTCCGCCAAACGCATTGATCAGCTTGCTACGCTCGAAGTCAAAGTTATAGATTTTCCAAACGTCATCGCCGCCTTGATAAAAATCTCGTGCCTTTTCATCTAGCCACCCTAAGAATTGACCCCCACGATTTCTTGTTTTTTTCTGTCCAAGATTAACACCGAAAGAATCGATGTCATTTTTGGACACTCTATCCAAGCCATCTTTAATGGTGCTTTCAAGTTCGCGAAGTTGTGACTGTGTGCCAACTACGCCAAGTTCTTGAAGCTCTCGGAAAAAGGCGGCGCGTTCTTCAGGGGCTGTTTTGTAGATGTTTTGTAGAACCATATGCACGGACTCGAACACGTTCGCGCCACGCCCAATGTTTCCTTGCGCTGCGGCGAACAGGGCAGCAGATGTAATATTTCGAATCTGTGTAACGGGGCTGTAAACAGTTTTGACTTTTTGAGAAAAGCCCTTGCCCAATAGGAACGTACTATATGAAAAATTAATTACGGGGTGGTACTGTTTGTTATTCCGCGTCAGATCGTTATACACCGGTCTGCGTACAAAAATACGAGCCTCGGGTGCTGCATCTGCGCCGGCAGAGGTTAACGAGCCAAAACCTGTTGTATCAAGTTCAATGTACTTCTCGCCTCTGGTTGTCAATGGCAGGCTATTAAATACGTTGCCGTCGATGATGTCGTCGCCGCCAACACGAACACCATCGATGATTTGCCCTCGGCCTTGCCGCAGGAATCCGTAGAAGTCATCCAACGCAATGGTTTCTGCCAAATCTCCAACAGTACGAATGAATGCTTGCGTTGGGTCTGTGATTTCTCCCAACAGTTTCATGATGACATCGTCACCGAGCTTTCTTTTTCGAAACATGTCAAGGCTCATCCGGCGTTGAGCCGAACGCTGAAGTTTGTCACTTGCGCTTAAAACACCTATTCCTTTTCTATCTCGATACCTATTTACAAACGTATCTACAAGGTCGGTAATCACACGCTGTGTTATGGGTGCGTCATCGGCAAGTCGTTCACCAAGTTCTGCTTCAGTGACAACCTTGTTATACAAGTTGCGGGCGGTGTTTGGGTTGTCTCGTAAGAAAGCAATAACCTCTCTTCTGTTCTGTGCGTATTCGGCGGATTTAAAATAGGCATCCGGGTCGTCAAACACACGATACTTACGACGTAGATACTTACCAAAATTTTCTACGATTTCGTTCCGTACATCATTTTCAATAAAGTTTGTGCCGTAGTCACTGTTGACGATACGAGCGGACAGATCGTCGATTTGCTGGCGCATCTTCAAAACAGACGCACGAGCAAACTCTGGAATAGCTTCAACCAGATGGTCAGCGTTGTTCGGATCGAAGGCTTCACCTGTACGCGCTGCCCGCCGGATTGCTGCCCTGCGAACCTCGGCGCTGTTCAGGAAGTTTGCATCCTTGGTCAGGAACCCGTAGATCGAGTTCATAACCTCGATGCGACTGAGTTCTCCAAACCCTTGCAGGTTTGCAGTCTTTGCTCCTTTAAAAATTTTATTAGTCTCTTTTTCAAGCTGCCGGATTGTGTACGCTGCGTCGTTGGCTTGCGAGTCGATGAAACCCTGGATCGCGGACCGGCGTTCAGCAGCCTCGGTCGTAAGATTACCACGGAAGCGAAGACGGGCTTTGACCCCCTCGTACACATCCGAGACCGTTGTATTTGGGGATACATTAGCGCCAGTGGTAAAGACACGAGGCACTGACATGTTACCGATGTACTGCGCTGCTGCGCTGTTGCCTGTTGCTTCGGCAATCTTTTGCAGTGCACCACGAGTCCCCGACGCTACCGGTGCCAGAACCTCGCCCGTCAATATTAGTCCGGGTTTTGCAACCAGTGCTGTCGTGCTAAGTAGATAGGGGAATGCTGCTGCCAGTGCACCGGCCTCTGCGCCGAGTCGAGCTTTGTTACGGAACCTGCGTCCAGCTTCGAGCCTGCCGCTAAGACCGATATCCTTCTCGGTCACCGTCGGTCCACCATCAACAAAATCACCGATGGTGGTGACACCATCGTCAGCGACGGCTGCATCTACAACCAGTGCGGCCCCGGCTTGCTGTGCCCGCAGCTTGGCTGTCTGTCCTCGTGTTAGTCTTGCCGGCATCGGCCCTGCGGCAGCAACACGGCCCCGGCCCTGCTGACGGATAGCTTTCTCCAACTTGCCGAGCTTGGAAATCTTGGAGACTGCGGCGACACCTACACCGCCCGGCAGCAAGAACTGCCCTGTCACATCACCGATAGTGCCAGCGACACCGACAGGGTCGAGTCCGAGAGCTTCGCGGACATCGTCTCCAGCTTGGCTGATAGCACGGGTTGTGTTGGTATCGAACACGGAGTCGATGGCGATGCCACCGAGTTCGGCGACACCTTGCACCGCCTTGGTAACACCAGACCCCAGACCTTCGGCAAACTCTTGCAGGGTGCCTTCTGATTCTACAGACGGATCAACGATGCGATCACGAGCGACGAGCTTTTCTTCCGGTTGAGACGCAAGGTGCGCGTCATAGTCGGCACGTGCTTCGTCAGCCGTCATCTTAGTATCATCATAGATGATACGCCTGCCTCGATATATTATCTCTTGATCCGCCATCAGCGGTTACCCGCCACCAGCGCGGTACGGTGCTTGATCCGCCAGCAAAAAGTCCTTGTCTTTTTGCGTCAGATTATCTTCCCCAATTACACGAATCAGATTCTCTGCAATCAGTCCCCCTTCGCCTATCTGAGTCAGCAGCGAGGCTCCACCTATCGACATGTAGGTGGCAAAGGCAGGACTGTGACCTCGAGCTATAAGATCATCGCGGCGGATTTCATAACCCTGCGGGCTAACAGCCCTGCCGGGGTACACCATTTTGATCGCGTCTTCTTGCGGCACGCCGTGGCTCTCCATGAGAACCTTAATTTGCTGCGACTTGTCAGGCAGGTCGGTGATCTTTTCAAAAGCGTCAGCAGCGATGTCATATTCTTTGAAAAGAATGGCTTGTTCTGTGGCCTCGGCCCGCGCCTTCTCTGCCATGCCCATTTCAAGCCCGGCAAGTTTCAGCTTCTGTTCCGCTGCTTCGATCTCGCGTACATCTTCGCCGTAACCCTTGAAGCTTTCTTTACCTGCTTGCGCTACATTGGTTAGGAAGTCTGGAGACTGACCTGCGGCCATGTTCAGGAAGAACTCCATGATACGAAGATCTTTACGGCCTTTTAGGTCAGGGGCATCAATCCCAAACTCTTTCAACAGGGCGTTGGCTTCATCAACATATTTTTTTGTGCTTTTGTCATCACCACTGCGCCGATTACGCAAGTCCTCAAGCATTTTCATCAAGGAAGTGGTGGAGCTTCCTTTAGTCTCAGTCTCATCATCTGTTCTTGGTGGAGGTGTTTTGAGCCTGCCCGTCCCAGAATCAACAGCACCAGGTTGCGGGTAGGGTGCACCGCCGATAAGTTCAGGACTAAAGTTTACATCACCCGCTTGTGTGGAGGGTACATCCGACGCACCCGGCATATCTCCAGTTGGAACAACCGCAGGCACAGCACTTGACGAGCTTCCTGTGTCTGGACCCGGTGCAGGATCCAGACCAACGGACTCGTCCGTGGACGATGAACCGCCGATCTGCGTGTTCGAGCCAAGTACGTATGTATTGAAGAAGTCCTGAATCCCAGACATGCCCATTCCGATTGCCGGACTATGATAACCACCATG